ATTGACACCAACCAACTTGGTCAAATCTCGTCTTTGACTCGTTTGAGCGTTGATGGCACTGACCAGTGGTATCCAGCCGATGTGCGGCAAGGTCGATCAGGCGCTTTTACTTGGGAGCTGAAAGGCAGCAGTCCATCAGCAGCTGGGCAGACAACGACAGCTACTAAAAATTTCACAGAGAACCATCCTGAGTACGGCAGCCGTTCCGTCAACATCACCTTTAGCCTGACTTCGATTGCGCTGCCTGCTGGACATTACACAGAAGGCAACACCAACTACACAGGGTTTGGCTGGAACACAATCACAGGCATCACCATCAACAGTCAGACCGGTTTTTGGAAGAACAACGAAGACTGGATTGCAAAAGTTACGTTGACTAGCGGCAATCCATTTCGCAGCAACCACCCGACAGAAGGCACCCTGCAAGAGGCTGGCGCTGGTTACAAGGTCACAGCAACTGGCTACCTGAACAAGCAACTACGTCTGAAGAACAACGGCGTCTTAGTGGTTGAAGACTCTGATGGAACAAATGTTGTTTGGTCATCCAGTAATTCACCAATCACGTCAGAACCACAAGTGGTGCAAGGCGGCTCAACCCCAGTAGAGGTGTCGGGCACCTGCGGCAAGCGTGTCAGTGATTGTCGTTTGCGTTTTCCTAATGGTGATGACAGCGGCGGAATCCCGTTTGGCTCGTTCCCGTCTGTTGGCGTCAATCGATGACAGAAGACTGGAAACAGGCTGCTGTCCGTCACGCAGAAGCAGAGACGCCACGAGAGTCATGCGGCTTACTGGTTTTGCTCGATGGCGCTGAACGCTACTGGCCTTGTAAAAACTTGAGTGATGAAGACGATGTTTTTATCCTTGACCCGCTCGGCTACGCAGCAGCAGAAGACACGGGCACGGTTTTAGCTGTTGTTCATAGCCACCCTGGTGCGCCTGCCATTGCAAGTGAACCTGACCAAAAGGCTTGCACTCAATACGGTTTGCCATGGTTTATCTATGGCCTGTCAGATCAGAGTTGGTGCAAGATCGACCCTTGAGGCGTCGGTAGAATGCAAGAGCATGGCGGCCATCAGCAATGCTTCGCACAATCAAGGTGTACGGGCACTTAGCTGAGCACTGCGGCAAAAAAACTTTCAAGGCGCTCGCAAGAACACCAGCTGAGGCTGTGCGGTTTTTGGTGTCTAACTATCCTGGCCTGCGTGCGTTGATGCGTGATGGCTATTACACGGTGTCAACTGGTGCCTACAGCTTGGAGCTAGGGCAAAGCCCTGAGCAGCTTGGCTACCCGTTATCAGGTGAAGATGAAATCAAAATTATCCCAGTCATCTCTGGTGCGAATTTTTTCAGAAACGCGTTATTGGCGATTGCTGGTGCAGCCTTGATTGCCACGGCTATCGCAACCGGCGGTGCGTCTTTGTCGTTTGGACTAGGTGGTTTTTCAGGAGGTGTTGGGGCGTCTGCTGCAGTAGGCAACATTGGCGTTGGTTTAGCCCTGACAGGCGTTGCCGGTTTTTTGACACCGACCATTTCAACCCCTGACATCGACAACGATCCGCGCAATAACTTGAATTTCTCTGGGGTGCAAAACACCTCAAGAGAAGGAATCCCAGTTCCTGTTGCTTACGGGGAAGTCATCGTGGGTAGTGTTGTCATATCTAGCGGCCTGAACGTAGACCCACTGGAGTGACATGCCAAAGGACACTTATGACTCAAAACAGGTTGTACGCATCATCGACCTGCTTAGCGAAGGCGAGATCGAGGGATTCCCTTCGGCTAATGGTCTGACGGTAGGCACTAACCCGTATTTTCTGGCGTCGCTAAAGGACACGTTTTTCAATGGAACGCCTGTTCTTGGAGCGGCAGCAACTGTCACATCAAGCTCAACAAAGAATGACGCAAACATTGTTGAGAACTTTAATTTTGATATGCGTGCATCGGTTTTTGAAAACCGTTTAGGCACTCAAACGCAGTCTTTTCTACAAAACATTGGAGACGCAAACCAATCAACCACATTGGTTAATGTTGAAGTCCCCAAGGCAACGGTGCCAGATGGCACATCTACAGGCGAATTTTTTGCAGACGGCACGCCAGTAACCAGGCAAATTACAGACACTGACGTTACCTCTGTCAGAGTCACTGTTGGCACGCCTGCCTTAACACGCCAGAAAAAAGCCACAGGCACATTAAAAGGACTAAGAATTGAATACAAGATTGAGGTTCAATACAACGGCGGAGGTTACAACGCTGTTGATTTTGGGGACTATACCGGCGAAGACTACTTAGGAAACGGTAGATTTAAGCTCGATGGGTACACGCCTGATCTGTATCAGAGAGTCCATTTAATTAACATCACAGGCGCTTTTCCTGTTGACATAAGAATAACTCGAACATATTTGGAAAACCGGCCAGATGATTTTATTCAGGATACGTTTATTTGGTACGACTTCACTCAAAAGGTAAGCGAAAAAACACGTTTCCCAAACAGCGCGTTGTTTGGCATCAAATTAGATGCACAACAGTTCCCGAGTATCCCGCAACGCAGTTACAAAATACGCGGCATCAAGGTTCGTCTTCCTCATAATGCAACGGTGCGTGCTGACGGCTCGTTGTCTTATGCAGGCACTTTTAACGGCACGCTAAAAACCACAAAAGAGTGGACAACAGATCCCGCCTTTATACTTTATGACTTGCTAACTAATG